ATGTTTTCTACTATCTTCTAATAATGCGTTTAAGTGTTCTGGATATGCGTGGGAAGACAATATAACTGCTGTGTTCATAGAAAATGATAATGTATTATTGAAAAGAACCAATAGTATGCTACCTATACATATAAACGAGTTATCTATTGATGATATGTTTATTTTATTAAAGCATATTCATAGTTCTGTTAAATAAATGTTAAACGTAAGGAAATATTTTGTTATTTCAATTTATTTCCTTACCTTTGCAAACGTAATTCAGAAAGGGAATAGTCCCACAAAACAAACAAATTAAAACAACATTTAGAATTATGAAGGAAAGATTGATGACAAAGAGTGAGTTTGCAGATTTCAATAGTGAAATGAACCGACTTAAAAACATCAAGTGGAAAAGTTATACCGCAACATTGAAGGAAGTTGGTGTTACCTATTTAGGAAGTGTAGCACAAAGCGCAAAGATGTTGCATTCATATGAGCATAAGTTCTCAACATATTGTTTATATTTGGCTGCAGCCGATTTGAGTGGTTTTAACGTTTGCCCACAAAATACAATGTGTAAAGCAAATTGCCTTATGGGAAGTGGACGTAACAAGGTTAGCCGTTTGTCGGGTCGTGATGATATAGACAGCTCACGTGTTACAAAGACACGCTTATTCTTTGCTAATAGAGAAGTATTCATGCGTTTAATGTTGCATGAAATTAAGTTGGAAAAGAAACGTGCAAAATTGAAGGGACACGAGTTTTCAGTACGTATCAATGGAACAAGCGATTTAAGTCCTTTATTGTTCAAGTTAGGTAAAAAGAATATCTTACAAATGTTTCCTAATGTAATGTTTTATGATTACACGAAAGTACCTAACTATTTGGAACTTTTGAAACAATATCCTAACTATGATATTACATGGTCGTTGGATGGCTCTAAAGAGAACTTCAATATAGGTATGGACTATCTAAAGGAAGGCGGACGTATTGCCGTTGTATTTGGTACAGAAACAATGCCAAAAACATTTATGGGTTATAATGTTATTGACGGAGACAAATATGACGCACGTTATAAGGACGGAAATGTAGTAGTAGGTTTGAAGTTTAAGAAAACGGCTGACAACTTTAAGAAGGGTAAATTCGTTATGCCTAATACTGACTTTATTGTAAAGGAAGGTGACGTTCGTTGTAAGTGGTAAATAATTAAGGGTGGGTTTGAAATATTAACCCACTCAAATAAAACAAACAAATTAAATTGAGTAGTTTATGGATAATAATAACAAACGACCTAATGATAATATTCCAACTTCTGTAATATTGAAATATATTGTTAAGGAAAGGGACAAATGGAGAGATATGTATTATTTTGCGAAAGATAAGTGTATCAAGTCTGAAAAGGAACTTAAAGGACTACAAAAGCAAATTACACGCTATCAGCAGGCACGAAACGAGGAAGGAAAGTTTATCAGTCAGGAACAATATAATTCAGTAAGAAACAGAAATAAGAAGTTATCGGAGGAAATTGCAAAGTTAAGAAGTGAAAATTCAGAAATGATTTACAAGGTAATGAAAGCAGAACAAAAACTTGTAAAACCAAAAACAATCTTGGAACGTGTTAAGTATGTGATTGAGAAATAAAACATTTATTAACATCAAAAATTTGGTTACATAATATATTTTGCGTATCTTTGCAGTGTAATATAAAAAGATAGGGAATAGTCCCACAACAACAAATTAAAATTATTATCTATGGTTTATGATAGAAACAAACAACCATTAATGATTGGTGATTGTGTTCTTTACCACGATTGTGACGAGGAAACACGAGATTTAAATAGAGTTTGGGCAATTGACTCAATAGGAGGAAATGATACCGACTTGGACAATGAAAACGAGGAAACTATTATCCATTTGTCCGATGATTTAGGGTGTGAGTTGGAGGCATACCCACACGAATTGGAAAGACTTTAATTCTTAATGTTTTTATGTTGTTGATTCTCCCTATAGGTATAACATTTAAATATGTTTATCCTATAGGGGTTTTTTATGTGTTCTAATGGGTTTAATTATACATAATAGGTAAATGTACCATAACACTAATTTAATACGCTTAAAACGAAAATATTGAGTTATATTTAATCTTACGTGTATGCGTATGTAATATATTCAATAGATTGAAGATTTATATAAGTGTTAAATAAATGTTAAACATATGATTTTATTTTGTAGTTTGAAATAAGTTGCTTAAATTTGCAACATAAATCAAAAAGGAATAGTCCTACAGAATGAATTAAAACAATTAAAATAGAATTATGGGAACAAAGAAATTTAAGTTATTAAAGAGTGAAAAGATTAACCATAATGGTCACACTTTATATCGTATTCAAGCGTTAAAAGACTTTAGCGATGTAAAGAATGGGGATGTTGGCGGTTGGGTTGAGAAGGAGGAAAATCTTTCTCACAAAGGTAATTGTTGGATATATAATAGCGCAAAAGCGTACGATGATTCAAAAGTCTTTGAAAACGCTAAAATCATGGACTACGCAGAAGTATTTGGACAAGCAAGGGTAAGTGGTCAGTCACTTATACAGAATCATGCGAGAGTATTTGACGGGGCAATTGTTACGTGTCGTAGCTTTTTAAGAGACTACTCATATGCGTGCGGTGAGGCACGTTTGCTTGGCAATGTTGAATTAACCGATTCAGCAATGATGTGCGGTAATTCGTGTGTACATGGTAATATAATAGCACGTGACAAAGTTGTTATTTGTGGTAACGTGGAAATATGGGATAGAGCAATCTTTTTGGGTGACGCTTATATTAGCCGTAAAACCGATTATTATTGTGGGTGTGAATTTATGGATAATGGCTACCCATTCACATATACACGTAGTAATGATATGTGGCAAAACATAAATACGTATGGCACACGAGAAGACTTCTTGAAAACATTAAACAAAATAGTTCCTTACAAAGTACCTTTCTATACAAAGGTTATGGACTTTGTAGAAGACTTATTAAATGATACTAATTGTATTACACATCAAGCATAAATCAATAAAAGTAAAACAAGTGTTTTAGCTTGCAATAGCAGTATACAAGTTAATATACTTGTTTTACATAAAATTATAAACAATGGGAAAATTATATAAAACTTGTATAGAACAAGATAGAAAAGACGCTATAAATCGTATGGAGAAATTCAATACTTTTGAAGTCGATTTTACTATAAAGAAAAGGTATTTACGTCCCTGTGTATTAAGTGTTTGTGAAGGGAATAGATTTGCGTTTGTTGTCAATAAAGTGCAATACGACAAAAATAAAGACATATTTACACTTTATTGTGAAGAGTGTTACTTACGTACTAAAAAGACATTAAATGAGCATGAAATTTCTTATTCTATGTGTGATATTGTGTTTATGGATATATTGGAACATTTCAACATATTAGAGTACGGAACAATATAAACATAGTTATCCTATAAAGGTATTGATATATTCCTTTATAGGGTTTCTTTTGCTTTCTAATAGCTTATAATCAACTTTATAGGTACATATAAGGTTAGTATTATTTAAACGCCTTAAAACGCATATATTAGATTCATTCATGTGTATATTATATAATCTTCTATAATCATTCAAATGTTAATTAAAAGTTAAAATAAGAAATTTACTTGCGTGTTTTAAAAATTATCCTTACCTTTGCAAACGTCAATCAGTTATAGTGCTGAAACAAACAATTAAAACATTAAGAATTATGATTAAGTTTGAAAATGAAATTGCCAACGCTTACAAGTATAGTGAAGAGTACAAACAGAAGGAGAAAATGTTTTCATTGAGAGATAAAATTCTTTCTTTGAATGATAGAATTATAGATTTGATAGATACTGCAAATCATTTGATAAAGAATAGATTCCTACTTGTTAGTACACTTAAGCATAGTAAATTAAAGGAAAGTGATAAAACACGTACTTTATGTGCAATTGCTAATGGTTGGGATGAAAAATTAGGCTTTCTTAGTTGTTATGCAATTATAGGCGATGATGATGAGAAAGAAAGAATAAAATACATCGGTGTGGAAAACGGCAGCACAGAAAACCCACAAAATCTTATGATTTCTCAGGAAGGCGTATTTTACGGCACTTTTTGGAACAAAATAGATATTTTTGATTACTCATACCCCGAAGAAGTAATAAAAGATATGGAGTATTTTTTGAATAATTTTGATACGTTTGAGAAAAACTTTTATGACAAGATAAAAGAGTTGTGCTGTAAAAACTAAATGAACAAAGAAGGTAAGTAGTTTGAGAATAATTGCTTACCTTTTATTTTTAATATGAAGCTGATAATATGTTAATTAAATGTTAATTACTTAATTTTACTTGCATATTAAAAAACTTATTAGTATATTTGCATCAGTTATTCAAAACAACAACAATTTAAACATTTAAGAATTATGACTTTAAAAAACATTAAAGACTACATCGAAAACAAGTTGGAAAATACTCAATGGATAGTAGATGTAATAATTAACAATGAAACAAAGAGCGTAGACGTAAATTTAGAGATTTACTCACCTGCAGGAAGGGACGTATGTGTTGAGTTTACTTTTGAGGAAGGTACAACAAAAAAGCAAATTCATTCAGAATTTGAAAGTTATTACGAGAGTTACGATGTTTCATATGAAACTTACCTTTGGCTTGACGAGGACGGACATGGTAAAAATGGTGCGCCTTATGAAATGGAAAAAGTGCTTATAGATACTCAATGGGTAGAAAATGAACTTTCAGAACTTGCATATATTTTCTCAAAATAAGTAAGAACAAACAAAATTAAACATTATAATTATGAACGAATATTTTAGAAACAAGGCAATTTCTTTAATGAAAGAAAATGACATTAAAGAATTAACATTTATCAGTAATGAAGGCGAATGGTTAATCGAAGATGTGCCTTATGTTCTTTGTCAAGTAAAAGAAGATATTTTAGATTTGGCAGTTAGTAAAGTCATCTTGAATGATGATGATAAATTGCAAATTATTGTAAATGATTGTGATGATGTTTATAGATTAAACGAGTACGACCCGTTATATAACTCAATGGAGTGTGTTTATTCAACAATAATAGAGGATATAAGAAAGGAATTGAAATATGATAACTGATAAGAATGGCAAAGAACTTTATTGTGGGGACTTGGTACGCTATAATAGTGATAGCGAAGGTTTTTGCGAAGGTGATAATGAACTGACATGGGTTATTGTCAGAATGAGAGATAATGGTGTGGCAGGTGATAGTGAAATTTACATTAAGAATGGGTGGGAGGTAAGAACGGCTTATTCTTATGAAGTTGAAAAGATAGAAGACGAAAACGAATAAAATAGCTACTTTCATAATTAAACCCTATCAACGTAATATAATACATTGCGTTGGTGGGGTTTTATTTTGCTTCTGACGGTTTATAATTGAAAAGATAGTAACTTATAAGTAAGATATTATAAAACACACTTAAAACGCAAAATATAGTATCTTAAGAAGATAAATGTTAATGATATGTTAAATATATATTTTTATTTGTTTAATTGAAAGTTTATTATTATCTTTGCAGACATAAATCAATAACAAAATAGAATTATGAAAGAAGTTAAAATTGGTGCGTGTGCTATAAAGAATTATTCTAAAGGAATAAAGGTTACTTTAGATTTTGGTCTTAACACTGATAATGATAGAGTATATCAGTTCGAAGGTAAAATGTTGTCTGATTTTGAGGACGAGGAAGGCAATGTCAATGAGGAGGAATTACTCGATTATGTTGCAACTTGTTTAGACAAACGCAATAGAAAGTAATACACACTTTTCAAACAAATTCTAAACACAGAAAACTATGTATCAAGGAATTTATAAAGACCATATCTATATTGATAGAAAAGAAACTATTACGCAAATGAAAAAGAAACGTACATTCAATGTAGATTTTAGTGATAGAAAACTGAATGAACGTCCATATATTGAGGTTATATCAGTTAACTATGAGGACGTGTACATGTGTGTTGTAAAAAGAGTTTCTTATAATAAGAAAACAGATAAGTTTCATATTATTTGCACTAATTTACTTAATGGAGAAATGATTACAACATCAGAAGATTATATATTAAATTCTATGTGTGATATTATCTTTACAGATATAATAGAATATTTCGATAAACTATAAATAAGTGATTTATGAAACAAGTAAATATCAATAACCTCCAAATTGAAGTTTATCAAAAGGAGGATAATCTTCCCGACACTTGTACAACATTTATTACACAAACAAAACCTATTGCGAAGAGTGTTTTAGAGAGTGTATTTGGAGAACCGACAAAGGACAAATTAAGTAAAGATAAGAAGGTACATTACACGTGGTTAATTCGTGTTAATGAGAAGTTATTTGAGTTGCACGATTGGAAAAGTGGAAAGTGTGATGATGACGAGCCTGTTACATGGAGTGTTCGAAGTGAGGACGCATCAAAAACTTTGCAGGATGAGTTTATTAAAACACTCAACATCTTCAGTATATATAAATACTATTTCAATTAACATTTATTAATACGAAATATTTGCGCAAGTCAAATTATATACTTATCTTTGCAAACGTTAATCAGTAATATTGCTGACACAATTAAAATAAACAAATAGAATTATGAAACGTTGCTTAATTTGGACTAACATCGACCTCTATGATGAGGAAACAATGAAGGAAACACGTAAATTTATGCGTGAAGAGAATTACACAGATTTATCAGACAATAACGTTATGAGAGTTATTGATGATAACAACAATATGTATATCGAAGACGAGAGAGATAACCTTTCAGAAAAATATACAGGTTTTAAGGGTTATGTAGTAGCGTTTGCAGAACTCGGGTTGTGGAATGGTGTACGTGTTGCATCAAAGGTGTACAATGATATTTCAAACATTCTACAGAACACATCATGCGATGAGTGTGAGTGGTATTTGGACGAGTGGAATGTACGTTTTAGGGGTGTACACCATGACGGAACAAATAACGTGCTGTACAGATACGTTGACACTGAAAAGAGAGCCAACGACATTATGAACAAAATTGTATGCGGAGGAATGAACCTCAAACAATTTAAGAAGGCTACAAAGAGTATCCGTCCTTTTGTACAGAAGGTTTATGGAATAGATGACAAGAAATAAATCTTATTAAACAAAAAATTGTTATTATGATTTGAGTGGTATTGCTTGGGATAAGTAGTACCACTTTTCTTTTTATTGCCACTTTAATTCGTTTCTGAAGGGTTTAATATATAAACTTGATAACTTATAAGGTCGGCACTATTATAAGTGGTTAGAACGTTTTAAAACAAGTTTATATTTCCCCTTCATGCGTATGCGTAATATATTATATATTATACATAAAAAGCGATTAATGTTAATTATATGTTAAATTAATAATTTTACTTGTATATTTCAAATTAAATACTTACCTTTGCAATCGTAAATCAAAACAAACAAATAGAATTATGAGCGTAATAGAAGACTTTGCAAAACAATTAAAGAATGAAGTTATTTCATTAATGAATGAGAAAAATATTAATGAAGTTACTTTGATTGATTATAACAATACAAGTAGAGTTACAAAGATTGTATCTATTGTTGTAAAAATCAATAGAAATTGGGTTGCTTTACCAGTTGAGAAAATTAGACTTTCAGAAGGTAATAAAATTGAGTTTGAAACAACAGATGATGACGAAACATTTATCTTCAATGAGGAGGATATTGACGAAGGCAGACAAATTGCAGTTTATAAAACAGTTAGAAAACTATTAAATTAAGAATTATGGAAACAAAGAAGTATAAAATCAGAAAAGATTTAAGTTATACATTTGATGGACACAAACTCTATCGAGTTGAGGCTCTTAAAGACTTTGGAAATGTCAAGAAGGGTAGTATTGGTGGTTTTATTGAGAAAGAAGATAATCTTTCGCAAGAAGACAATTGTTGGATATTCTTGGACGGAAAAGTTTACGGAAATGCAAAAGTATTTGGGAATGCTGTAATAGACGGATTTGCACAAGTGTGCGACAATGCAGTGGTATTTGGTAATGCACAAGTAAGAGGACATTCCAAAGTTAAAGATAACGCACGTGTGTTTAATAACGCACGTATGGAAGGTTGTTCTATTGTTAAGGATAACGCACAAGTGTATGGTAATTCCCTTCTATTAGATAATGCACAAGTTTGTGACAATGCAAATTTAATAGGTACTTGCTTGGTGAGAGATAACGCAATTGTATGTGGTGACGCTGATATATACGATTTTGTACGTTTTAATAGTGATGCTGTAATAAAGTCCCCTGCTGACTACTATGTAGGTCATGAAAATTGGGAAGGTGGTCACACTTTTGTTTATACACGTTCTAATAATCAATGGTCCACGCTCTTTATCAACGGAACAAAGGAAGATATTTTGGAATTTGCTAAGAAACGTGGTGAGAAAGATTATAACTTCTATAAAAATGTAATTGAGTTTGTAGAAAAATTATATTCTTAAACTAAACATAATTTAACAAGGAAAATTTGCATAATTGGATTTTTCTTGTTAAATTTGCATACGTATTTCAATAGTAAACAAATTAAAACAATAGAATTATGAATTACGATAAATTATTTGATAATATATCATACGCTATCAAAGATGAGAACTTTGAAGGACTTGATGATAAAAATGATTTTAAGTTGAATGTTGTTAACATTGGTTTCAATTTAAGACGTTTTTACATTACGGATAAAGATACAAGTGTACCTGCTTTGTGTTTTGACGTTGATAAATTAAATGATTCTATTATTATAAAAGAAGTTTATGATAAACTTGCATATTGTTCATTATTTAGATGGGCAAAGGAAAATAATATTATAATTATAGATTTTGAACATAGATTGGATAGTGCTACAATTAAACGTTTAAGAGATAAAATTGCAGATTTTCGTGTTTTAGACAATTACAAGGAAGATGATATTAAAGAAATACTTTTGTATTTTGGAAAAGAAATAACTAAGTTTTCAAATGGAAATGTATTTTGTTTAATGGGTAGAGTTTATAGTTTTATTAGTGATTTAGAAGATATGTATTTTATAAAAACTGGAAATAATCTTGCTAATAAAATAGAAAAAATTGCTATTACAAACTTAACAAAGGAAGAGTTAATTAACTTTTTATATGATGTGATTTATTTACGTTAAACAAACAAACAAATAAGAATTATGGAGAATTTAAATAGCTATTGGGACACTATCTATATTTGTGACGAAACATTAATTAATATGGGTTATGGTCCATTCTTTAATGATAAAGACCCTATGACAGAACATGAGTTTACAATGTTGTTTAAGGATGGAATTGCAGAGGAGGTAAACATTGTTAATGGTGTTCCCGAAATTAAGACGGACAAAGATAGTATTATCTTGGAATACCCACGTCAAGAGGACTTTACAGAAAAGGGACTTAATGAGATTAAGGAATTTATGGGTACAGTTGATTGTTATCATATTGCTTTGCTTTATGGAAATCCAAAATACCGACATATGTTAAAGAAGTGTTAAATACTTAATTTTATTTGGTAGTGTGAGGATAATTCCTTATCTTTGCACTATCATTTAAAAACAAACATTTAAAACATTTAGAATTATGGGACAATATTTTAAACCTGTCATTATTGACAAGAAGGATAGTAAGAAAGTAGTTGCATCTTTGCATGCACATGATTTTTATAATGGGTTAAAACTCATGGAACATTCGTATGTAGGAAATAACTTTGTGAACACTTTTGCATCTCTCATTAATGATGAGGACGGAAAGTATAAAGGTTATCCTATGGTATGGTGTGGTGACTATGCAGATGATGTATTAGAGGGGAAAAACTATTACGATATTGCAAGGGACAATAACACCGATGAGGATGTAAAGGACTTGAAGATAAATGAGTACCGCTACTTTATCAATAAGACAAAGAAGGAATTTGTCGACATTGAAGATTGTCCAAGTGGTAAGACAAGTGATGATTTAGCCGTACATCCACTACCTATCCTTACAAAGTTAAGTTATGATAAAACTCACGATTACATCCCTAACGAAGGGGAACTGAAATTTGTCGGCTCATGGGCAATGGACGTTATTGTATCAAGCAACAAATGTCCAAACGAGAAGACATATAAGCGTATTAAACCAAATTTCCATTTGTAAGATATAAGATTATGTGTACATTTAGAGATGTAATAAAGTCCAACTTATTAAAGAATTGGAAACCTATAAAGTTCAGAAAGCGAGAAATCCTTTCTGAACGCTTGAATGAAACTTTAGGGGGACTTGCAACAGAGATAACACTAAAGGACGTTAAAGACAACGTATCAGTGCTTAAACTGACCTTTGGGGATAAAAAGGAAGAGTTCGAAGTTGCATGGAAACAAACCGATAATAGTTGGCATTCAATCTCAAATATAGAATAGATAAGTTTTGTAGTTTTAAACGTTGTACCGCAAGGTAATCACAATGTAGTTAATGTTAATATTTAGTTAGTTAATTATTTTTCAAAACCATAACCGCTTGAGATAAGTAGTTATGGTTTTTTGTTTTATTAACATAAATAATTTGGTAAATTGAAATAAATTGTTTAACTTTGCAAATACAATTAATAAAGGAACATACCTACAAAACAAATTAAAATAAAGTTATGAAAAGTCCTAATTTAAAATCTCTATTGGATAAAGTTATTAAAGATAATGACTTTGAAGGGTTTTTGGAGAACGTTTATTACAAAGTAAACGTAATTAAACTTGCATATAACTTGAAACGTTTTTATCTTTCAAACAAAGATAATGACATGGTTGCGGTATGCTTTGACTATGATTATAAGTATAATCGTATCATCGCACGAGAAAATTATAATGAGTATCTATTTGCACGCTTATATGGTTGGTGTTTGAGAAATAACATATCAATTAAAGAGATTACACACGAATTAGACGAGAAGGTTAAATATAGTATCATGTGTAATTTATCTTACTTTATATCGTATGATAAATATACGGAAGATGATGTTAAACGTATTATCTTCAAGTTCACAAAAGAATTAATTAAGAACGTTGATGATATAGGCGTATTAAGCGGACGTTATTTTAGTTTGGTAAATAAACCTACAGAATTATATTTTGTACGCTTGGGAGAGAAGGACGAGGATAAAATAAAGATTGAAATAAAAGATATGAAAAAAGAAGATTTAATTACCTTCTTCTTTGATTTACTTTACTTCAATTAATATATAAAAGATATGGAAAAAATAATAAATATATAGTTTATTATAATATGCTGTCATCTTCTAATAAACTAATAGAAGATGATAGTTATGAGTTTGACACAAGGAGAGAAGCAAAACGATTTATTTTTAAGCAAGTGCGTAAATTAACTTGTTTAGGATTATATAAAGTTTATAAAAAATATAATGACTATGTAATTCTTAATAGTCACGATAAACAATATTCTATTAAATTAGAAATAGGCAAAGATATAATTTAATAATTCAATGTTTTGGAGGATAGAACTACGTAAATAATCTTACAAAAGTTCTATCCTTTTTTATGATATCATTCAATTAACATAATTTAATATTAATAATTTGGTTATATCAAATATTATCCTTATCTTTGCATACATAAATCAATAACAAAATAGAATTATGAACACGAAATATAAAATAAGAACGGATATTTCAAAAACCTTTAGGGGTAAAACAATATATCGTATAGAGGCACTCAAGGACTTTGGGGACGTTAAAAAAGGTGACTTGGGCGGTTGGATTGAAAAAGAATTTTTTCTAAGCGAAAAAGGAAATTGTTGGGTATACGATAACGCTATTGTTATTGGAGATAGCATGATTATGTGTAACGCTAAAGTACGTGATAATGTTATCATCTATGGAAGTGTTGTAATTGACGGAAATTCTATTGTAAAAGACAATGCCATGATATGTGGCTATGTAAAAGTTAACGGCAAAGCAATTATAGAAGGAAATGCAGTTGTACGTGGTCATGTAACTATTGAAGGTAGTACCAAAGTATGCGACAAAGCAACAATTAAAGATTATGCAACATTAAGCGGTAATTGTATTGCCAAAGATAACTCTATCATTGGAGGTTATGCAGAAGTAGGTGGCTTTGCGGTAATTGGAGGTAATTCTAAAATTAAAGATAATGTAACTATTGGCGGTAAAACAAAAACTACTGATAACGTTATTATTAAAGGTAAAGCAATTATGTCCGCAAATATTATCTTAATGGATAATGTTATTATCGCAGGTTATTTTGTATTAGAATTAACTGATAATAAGTTAATTCGTTTGGGAGGAGAGATTGAACTTTCAGAAACTCTATATTGGGGTGATGATATGTTATAATAAATTTTTAACAAAACAAATAAAGGATTATGAAACAGATTAAGAAAGTGTACGTTCTAACGTTGGAGGAAAAAGTTAAGTTTACTAATGATGTATTAGTACTTGGCACATTTAGTAGTGAAAGAAGTGCTAAACAAGCAATGAAGGAAACATTTGAAACTATTTACGAGAGTGAATATTCCAAAATGAATAAGAATGATTATATTATTACAAAGAGTGATGATATAATGCACATTTCAGAAGTTCAGAATAGTGTTCACACAACATTGAGAATTACCGAAACAATACTTGATAAGTGGGAAAAGTAAATCAAATTATTATTAACTAATAAAACATTTATAATTATGGAAGGAAAGAATATTTTTATCGTTACAAAAGAAACACTGACATATATTGATACCGATTACTCTACTCTTGTAGCGTTCAATAACTTGGAAGACGCTAAAAAGAAAATGAAGGAACTTATCAAAGAAGATATGTCTTACTTTGAAAACGAGTTTCCTATAGACGACATTTTTGTAGATGAGAATGAACACGCAATTTATATTAATGTAATAGATAGCGATGAGTATAGTAAAATCGAAATAAAGCAGACAACTCTCTATTAATAGGGAGTTGTTTTTATTAAAACAATATCATCAATAAACATATTTATTAAATGTAATACATAAATTGTATAGTTAATAATATATGGAACGTTTATATAAAATTTGGAAATCTTTATCTCCTATAGATAAATTCTTTTATGCACAAGAGTATTGGAAGAGTGTTAACTCACCAAATATGTGGTATGGAATGAATGAAATAGATACAAAACTAAAAGGTTACAAACCTATTGATGTTTTAAGTATATTACAACCAAAAGAGTTTGATATAAGAGATAGTTTCTTTAGATACAACGAACATCATCTTTTAGTTAGCGGAAACGCAGAAGATGTAATGAAGGATATTAATTCTGACATTGATAAAATTATAGAATATAACGCTGACGAATTATAAAACAAATATACATACTTAAATAAGTACAAATAGAGTATGTATGATAATTATATAAGATTAAATTAATTTATAAAGCAAATAAATACATAATAAAAAGTAAAATATAGATATGGAAAATTTATATGAAAAGTGGGAAACTTTGTCACCTGTAGAGAAATTTCAATATGCGGAAGAGTATTGGGACGCTGTAGAGTCACCAAACAAATGGTATGCAATGAGCGACTTTGATAATCAATTTGCAGACTACTCACCATTTGAAATTGCACGCAAACTTGCAACGGGAAAGTTTAATCCATACGACAGTTTCTTTAAATATGACCACAACGGAAATGTTATAAGTGGTACATCAGCCGATGTCATGGTAACTATTAATGATAATATTGATGATATTATTGATTATTTTGAGGAACAAGAATATTAAAAAACAAACAGAAATAACGGATAATAGGGATAGTAATTTATATTGCTGTCCCTTTATTGTTATATTATATATACACATACGCACGTATAATATACATAAGCAATAACCAAACAATGACTTATATAAGTACAAGTATAACACACGTGTTAACTTTAATTAACTATAATAATTTTGTGGAATGAAATAAATTACTTAACTTTGCAACATAAATCAAATGGGAATAGTCCCACAAAATTTTTTAAAAACATTGAATTATGAAAAGAAATATAATACTGATTGGTTTAATATTATTGTTAATAATATTACTTCATGTTGCACACACTTACTCAACTTTGAGTGATTGGAAAATGATTTCATATTGCTTTATGTTTTTAGGTGTCTATTTGATAAATAAATAACAAAGGGTTAAACAACTGACTACCCTATTTAAAGTGTCGGTTAAACTTAAAGACATTGAATTATGAAAGATATGTATACATTTATGCTTTATTTTGAAAACTTGATTCCAAGTGAAAAAGTGGACATTTATAACCATTTTTGCGAAAAGCATAACTTTGATGATAAAATTTATTTAATGGATAATTTAGATAAGATGTTGGAAAAATGTAAACCAACAGAAGTTTTAGCCAAAATTGATGAGAATTTTTGTCGTTTCGATTCTGCTTTTATTATAAACAATGACAACAAATTTCAATCATTAAATGAAACTAATTTAACCATTTATACCCAAGAAAGAATGTATTTCTTTATTGCAAAAGATGTTGAAATTTGGTCGAAATATATAGACCCTAAAAGAGTACAATAAAAACACCTATTTGTTAATAAACATTAAATAGAATAATATTTTTTAGAAAACATTTGGTAGTTTCAAAATAATTGCTTATCTTTGCAAACGTAATTCAGAAAGGGAATAGTCCCACAAAATATTTAAAATCATTAAATTATGGATAAAGAATTAATAAAGTATGGTTTAGTTTGTCTTTTAACTATATTGTTAAACGTGGCAAATCTTGTTGCTTTGTGTACAAGTCAGAACCCTTTTACATGGGTTATTATTATAGTTGTCTATTTTTTGCTTTTGGCAATTATCCACATTGAAGACATCTATAATAAAATCGGTGAACATTACGTGGAAAAGAATTATGGACACAATAGGTATTAAAATAACACATTATCCGACATGATATTTTTTCGTGTCGGTTTTTATATTATATATACACACGAAAGGGAAAACAATTAATTTGTTAATAAAAGTTAATACACTAAAATTTTTAATCTAATTATTTGGTAGATTAAAAAAATATATCTATCTTTGCAACGTGAATCAAAACAAAAGGTTAAACAACGGACTACCTAAATAAAATGTCCGTTAAATTAATTATCATTGAATTATGAATAATACAACAAACATCGAAAGCGTTTACAAATTGATTAAGACTATTAGCACAAAGTTTGGTTCTGCAATGGTCGTAAAGTCAGAGCCTAAATTTAGGGGAGGTAAAAGTTGTCCTTTCGTTGGTCGTGTACAGAAAATGACACTAATAACAAATTGCCGTTTTGGTAGTTATGTGAATAGTGTAAACGCAACTTTGGAAAAGAAGGGAATAGAAACAGAATATAAAGCAGCACCACGCAAAGGAATGCACTTTGTAGAAGGTATGTATCCTTATATCCTTCAGTCTGATAAAGATAGTGAACAATACTATATTACAATGAATTACCGACCTTCTGACAAAACCACATTTGAACACGTCTTTGTATTAGACGGAAAAGTGGTAACAGACGAAACAATACGTGCGGAGATTGAAGGTTGGATATATGTTGCACCAAAAAAGGAAAATACCAAGCAGGCGGAGGCAGGACTTGAAAGCGAGGAACAAACGAAAGTCGTTACATACAAAGTACAGAACGTTATCAACATAGGCAAAGCACACGACTTAAAAATGTTATGGGATATGTTAAGTAGATAAATAAAATTTATTCATTTATGTTTAAAAATATTC